TACCTACAATTTTTTCCCCTATTTTATGGATGTATGGAACTCTTTTCAGAAAAATCCAGAAGGGTTCTTAGAAACAGACGACTGTTTTGTTTTATTGAAAGAACGGTTGACGAAATAATCTATACATCATATATAATGGCTTCTACACGAAATATAAACGATCGAGGAAACTATAGGGCAGAAGAGCAAGGTCGCAAATTGCAAAGACAGTATTCAAGATTTGAAAATCAAGGCAATGGCAAAGCATTTACAAATAATTATTCTGGTGATGGATTATTGATGGGTCAAATGGGTCCATCTGTGCTGTCTCATAATTATGCTGATATTGATTCCTATTTGAAAGGCATTGGATCTACTAATTTAGTAAGTCCTCTACCTCAAATAAAACCAGAATTCAAAGAATTGGAAAGTTTGTCCATTATTCGCCGTATTCCTCTTGTTATGCCCGACCCGTTGCGAGTCACCAAATATCAACGCCCATTATTGTCATAGTTCTTTACACTATATTTTTTACAAGACGGTTTATGATATGTTTTAAAGGTATTATTCACTGGCCTTTTTGATTGTTTCATCTCTTCTTTGCCTATGTATACTTGTTTTGTTTCTTGTATTTCTTGCATTTCTATTGGATCTGATTCAATTTGTATTTCTTCATTAATTTCGCATATGGCTAACACATCTTCTTCATCATCTATTTTATAGTCTGGAAATGTCTGGCTCAAAAAAATAAATAAATTGTCTTTTAATTTTTGTTGCACAACTGGATCTGTAATTGCTTTTGGTAATCTATCCAATGGTCGAATCGTCATATTTAATAAATGCATAAAACTTTTGCATTCATTTTTTTCATTAACTTCTATTGGAATTTCTATAACTGCCATAACATATTTTGGCGTATCCATGTATAATAAATGATATTTGTTTTGAATCATTTATTATTCAATTAAATTTAACAATAATTTTCACATCCTCTTTCTTTATACATTTACATGCAGAAATGGATAATTCTTCACGCTTCTTCCTTGTTTTTCCGTTGTCATCTTTATCCTTATCCTTGTCTTTATCTTTTTCTAATGACACGAGCCGTTTTGATGTACTATTTCTATTGTTCATATCCCCTTCAATTTCTTGATAATGTTGTTGGATATAATCTACTATATTGCTTTCAATCGCCCATTTGAAAAAATTCAGCTGACCAATGGTTGTTTCCATATAGTTATCATTGTCATATGGTATTGTTATTCTTTCCCATCTACAAAAAGGATCAAAGTTCTTTTTTGCATATGCTTTCAATTTCAATTTATAATCATTGTACACCTTGAATCTCACAGTTTGCGTTTCTGATGGTAATCCGTTGATTATTTTAGGTATTTCATATACAGTATAACACTTTTTTGCATAATTTGTTACAAACCAATCAACAATTCTAAGCGATATTTTTGACTCGCCATTAATGACATTCAACATTTTTTTGAGATTGTCTTTGTTTTTGTAGAATTCCATTAAATTGTTAAGTAATAATTGTTTTTGTGTATTTACTTGAGTATACGACATATTGATATTTATTGGTATGTGTTTTTATATTGGTTTTTTAGATAAACAATTTTCTCCGAATAATCGGAAATAAAGTTAACTATTAGAAGTGACAAGACAAATAATCATATATTTTATATAAAATATATGATAAATAATACTGTATAAGCGTAAATATGCTCTCTAATTTGAATACGCGACTCCCGCCATTCCTGACATCACACGCAAAACGTTATAATTGACAGCGTAGACACGAACCTTGGCAGTAGCAGTTCCAGAAACAGTCGGTGAAGAAAGGACAAGCTGAAGAACAGCGTTATCAATTCTGGAAAAGTTGCAGCTACCAGATGGTTGGTGCTCTTCAGGGCGAAGGGCGAAAGAGTACACATTGATACCGCAGTCAGGGGCACGGGTGTGGTGTTGGTAAGGTTGAACAACATCGAAGTAAGAACCTTCACGCTCAGAGAAGCGGTCTTGGCCGTTAAGTTGAAGCTTAGCGGTGACGACAGGGTTCTCGCCCCAACAGTGCATGTCAAGAGCAGTCTCGGCAAGAACGAATGTTCCAGCATCAGAGAGACCAGATGCATTGACGACAGCATTGTCATTAGGTCTGAATGGAAGCTCAGTTGTTGTTCCAAGCCAAGCACCGGCATTTCCACCAGCAGATGTAACATCAATAGCACCAGCCATTTGGAAAAGACCACCAGATGTGATAAAGGCGTTTTGTCCAGAGGTCTCGGCAGGTCCTCCGAAAGCGTGGATAGCATTAGGAAGAGCATCAAGAGAATCTGTGTAGTTGAATGGCTGAGCACCAAGAACCTTGAACAAGGTCTGGGAAGCATCAAGAGATGAGCAGTAGTCAACATTGGAATCAGGTTGAACAACCCAAATGAGCTCCTTGACAGGGTGATTGAAGTTCAACTTGATCTTGTTCGACGAAGAACCAACAGATTCATCACCAGTAAATTGGACTTGTTCGATCAAATACTCGTGAGGATTCTGGGCCATCTTGCGGCGCTCATCAGTATCAAGGAAGATATAGTCAACATAAAGAGAAGCAGCAACAAGAGACTGTTGGTAAGCAGTGCTGACAGATTGGGTGTTGGATGTAGCAGAAAGTGTTCCAACAGCCCAGAGACACTCACCGATAGGTCTCAAGTCAAGGTTAATCTTGACCTCGTGGTATTGAAGAGCGATCAAAGGAAGAGCAAGACCAGGGTTTCTGCAGAACCAAAATTGAAGAGGAATGTAAAGTGTGGTTTCAGGAAGAGCATTTCTTGGGGCACACACTTGGGTTGGGGCACCAGTGGCAGCGCAAGGACCAGCAACATTGGCGAAGGAAGGATCAGTCATGTATGTAAGTTGGGTTGTGTTTCCAATGAGCTTGAAGTATCCGCGTTGTTGTTCAGCGCTCATGGTAAGTTGGTTCCAGATATGCATCCAGTCACCGTATTGACGATCAATTCTTTGACCACCAATTTCGACCTCAACTTGAGCAACGAGTTGCTCACCAATGAAGTCCAACCAACGAGCATAAACACCAGTAGAGGTGTTCATCGATTGGTTGATCTCAGGAAGAGTAACTTGGAGGTATGTGCGGTAAGCAAGATCTCCGTTTCTTGAGATGGTGCAGGTAACGCGGCGACCAAAGTCAGCTTGTCCAGAAAAAGTTTGCTCAATGGATTCCATGGCAAAGTTTGTGTGTCTTCTGTAAGAAACCTTCCAGAAGGTGATCTCAGGGGTTCCAGTAAGGAAAACGTCTTGTGCGCCGTAAGCGACTAACTGCATCAAAGCACCTCCCATTTTTGCGGTATATACTTCCTAAAGATAAAAAAATTGGAAAAATTGCAAAAAAAAGGATTTTACTTACATAAAATTAAAATAAATTTTTTTTTAAATATTTTTTATATCATGATATCTAAATATTTATATCATATATTATTTGTTTTATTTTTTCATATACATTGTTTACACCCTTTTCTTGAATGAGTGACCGATCCCTTCGGGTAGTCGATTGTCCAAGGAAAGGGTTAATGAATAAATTTGTAAAATCCTTTTTACACCGATACTATAAATAATGAAACCTATACGAACCTCTTTTTATGATCAAGGGAAAAAAATAGTTACTAGTCAAGATTTTCAGCAGCAAACAAACATGATCATTAGTGTGTCTCTCGAATTATATCGCGTCATGATTTCTTCGCTATTAATCATTTTTGTGCCACAAAGATGCGACGATCATGTTTGTTCTCTTATGGAAAATTTGCATTCAGATAATAACACATATTTTATAGGGTTGGTAATTAACTATTTAACCGGTATTGCGTTTGTAATTATGTATATTTTTGAAATGAGAAGAGAAGAAAAACTCATCAAACTATTAGAAGTAAACAATACGATTTCAACAGACAATGAATCTGTTAGTAAACGACTGGATATTTTTCCAGAAGAAAAACGGCAAAAATTATTCGCAATGGACAGCCATTATCAATACGCAAGTTATTCTGTAATGTGTATTTATGCAGTAAATATCATATTCAGTGGAATTGTTATAAATGATTATTCTTTAGGAAATCAAACTCTCGTTATTTTTTTAACAAATCTTTTGTTTATGATCACAAAACTTAGCAATGTATATATTATTATCAATACAGACAAGAATATATTTTTTTCGGCGTATTTGAATACAAAAGTACAATTTAATGACATAGATCCACATGAACTTGAAAAAATAGAAAAACAGCAACTTATTGATGCATTAGAAATTGTTGAATCTGGCGATAATTTGTTGGAAAAAAATAAATTAAAAATGCTAATGGGTGGTGGATTTTACATTGCAGAATCCTCTGACTCAGATAATGATCGTAAACAAACATTATAACAGTTTTGTTATATCTAAATTCGTTTCAACAAATTTTTCTAAATAGTCACTTTTGAATATTTCTTTTTTCCCTTCATGTTTTTTGGCAAAGATGTATGCATCTTCCAATTTTTTAACCGACCAGCCATTCTCAATAGCATTTATAATAAATACCATTTTTTGAAATTCCCTTTTTGAGAACTGTATCGGGACTTCCATATGTATAGTTTGATATTTTGAAATCATTATATTTACGAATGTCTTTATCAATACTATCAAAATATATTTAAAAACATGAAAGGAACTAATTCAATGAAAAGTGTGAAAACAATTGATGAAAAACATACAGAGATGATGACAATGTTTCATAAAAATAAAATAGATATTATTCCCAAGTTGAAAGATGAAATTGAGAATATGAAATTGTTTTTGAAAACCTTGAAAAAATCGGCAAAAATAGATGAATATATGGATACTAAAGATATAATCAAATTCAAACAACACGAAATACGATGTATGGAAAATACTGAAAAACAATATTTTTTAGATAATTCAAAATATATTTTTGATTATTTTGAACAAAAAAAAGATATTTCTTCCGGATCCAATAAAAATGTGAATGTACTCAATTCTTTTTTCAAAATTCATTCTAAAAACCCCGAAACGACACATCCAAATTCGTTGAAATACAATCAGTCTAGGATTACCTACCAAAACTATTGGAAAAATGTAACCAATAATTTTATAAATATACAAGATTATATTGTTTGTTCAGATGTATGTGAATCCTGTAAAATAGGCGAACTGATTCCACAAGATGAAGAGGGTATTTTGATTTGCAATAATACTTTATGCGGAAAATTCATTACTTATATTGTCGATTCGAATAAACCGACAAATAAAGAACCACCGAATGAAGTGTCTTATACTGCATATATTCGACTGAACCATTTCAAAGAAATTTTATCACAATTTCAAGCAAAGGAAACGACACAGATTCCGGATGAAGTCATACAAGCAATAAGAGATCGTATCAAAAAAGAGCGTATCAAGAATTATTCAGAAATAAATTATGACAAAATGCGTGAAATCTTGCGGAAATTAGGGTTTAATAAATATTTTGAACATATCCAATATATCAATTCGATTTTTGGCATCAAACCCCCAATTATGAATGAGGAATTGCATGAAACTTTATGCGTTCTCTTTATTGAAATTCAAAAGCCATGGGCGATGCATTGTCCACCGAATCGTCGAAACTTTTTCAATTATACATATACATTGTATCAATTATGCGTTTTATTGAACCAGACTCAGTATTTACCTTATATTCCCATGATGAAAGATAGAGAGAAACAATTGGATCAAGATATGATTTGGAAAAAAGTGTGCATGGAATTAGACTGGGAGTTCTTTCCGACTGTTTAGCCATTTATTTATGAATATATAGAATAATATATTTTAATAATATATATGTCACTCACTGTAAAAAGAAAACCAAAAACTCATACATTTAGCGATATTGGTGTTGATTCATTTTTTGCAGAATTAACAGATATTGTCGATGGTGATAACATGGTAGAGAAATCTGACCCCCACCGACAAGGTTATAATAGTTATCAAATTATACGACAAACAGATGGTAGCTTTACTTATCAACAGCGAAATAATGGTTATAGTAGAATGCCAATAACTTTTAC